TCAGCATACCGACGCTTTGCGCCGGTAAAGCCCATCAGCAGGTCGGACATATAGATGCGGTACGCGTCCTCGCGGTCTACTTGTTCTTTCCGCGCCTCGGCGTACCGCAAGAAGTACGTTATTGACGGTCGGCCTCGGTAGTCGCCGTAGCATTGCCAGAGGTGAGATCGCCCGAACTCTGAACCGGCGAGCGAAAAAGGCTTACAATCTCCGGGTCGTTCAGCAACTCAATCAATTTGAGCGGGAGCGACAATAGCGTGGGATTGTAGGTCTCCGGGTCTTGGCCATCCATGACCGCAAGCACCGTTTTCACGGCCTGCTTGTGGTTTTTGATCGCGTAAGCCGCACACTTCGGGATTTTGTGCGCCTCGTACAGTTTTTTGACTTCCGGGTCGCCCATGATCTCGGTTGCGGGTTCGATCAGCTCCGCCAGCGCGTCAAGCGCGGCATCTCCTCGAATATCGCTTAGTTTCATGCCTTACCCTCAGTTGGACGAATAGAACTCCATCGGGACAACATCCTGCGCCGCAATCGACACGTGGCCGGTGATCGTCAGCGCGATCTGACCCTTGCCGTTTTTGGTCGTCTGCAGGGAGAAACCGCCAGTGGACAGGGCGTTCATCAGTTTGACCGCCACAAAGCCACCATCTGCCTTGTCGCCAACCCACCACAGATCGGAGAAATCCGTCTGTTCGAGGTCACGACGCGGAACGATCTTCGTGCTGTCCGTGCCGTCGATGTCCGCCGCACCGAGAGCCAGCTTGATCAGCGCAGGCGACGTGCCAAGCGCGGTCGTGGAGATGGAGCAATCCCAGCCGTCCAAATGCTTGAACTCCTTCAGGTTGTTCGGAGCATTGTCCACGTCCTCCGCCAAGTCGGAGTAGGTCGGGACGCACTGCGGATTGATGCCGCCGGTTGTCGCGCAGATGATCGCGTTGTCCGCAATCGCCGGGGACGCGGGGTTAAAAGTATTTAGCAGAACGCCAGCGTCGAGCTGGAGCTCGTTAAAAGCGTCCTGCGGAATCTTCGTGAAAGTTCCCATAGCTTATGTCCTTTCTTTAGTTTGTGAAGTATTCAACATCGATGTTGAAGTAGACCCGTCTTACCGACTTGTCCTCGTCCGCCATCTGCCGGTAGAATGGATTCCCCTTTTTGATCCATATCATGCCGTCGTCGGATTCGATGATCGTCCAGCCGCCGTCCAAAGTCGCCTCGACCTCCCGCGCCTTATCGATCACATCACTCCAACTCGTGGAGCGTTGCCAAACGGACGCTGTGAGGGCTGTAACCGCCCCAAATTCGGAGATTGCCGCCGAGTAAGTGAAATACCCATTGTGCGAATCCAAAGCCTTATCCGGGACGCTGGCTTCGTTGTACGCAGGCCAATCGAACGATTCCCAAAACGCCTGTAACGCTTGCAGTTTGTTCATGCCGGTAGCTCCCATTCCTCGCATTTGACCTGCCGCAGGTTCAACGTGCTTGAACTCGGCGTGGACTTCTCGTCACGGCTCGTTACGCGGTACGTGCGGCCATCTGCGCCCCTCAAAACGGTGTGCCAAGGTAATCTCAAAGCCTTGTCGTAATTGAGCGTATAAACGCCTGTCACGCCCTCAGATTCGGCCTTTTGTGCGTTGATGGAATCATCCAGAACCATCACGCCGTAAAAGTCCGCTCCGTTCTCGTAGGTGTCCACCGTGCCGCCGTAGCCGTCGTTCCGGGTGATCTTGTCGAGGATCGTGAACTGGCCGTAGCCTTCGGAGTTTTGCATCAAAATCGGGATCATACAACGTATAACCTCCGATAGCGATTCAGCTTGTTTGCGAACTGCAACTGCCACGTCAACGCTTCGCCGCTTTTGCCGGTCGCTCTTTGATACGAGTAACCGTTGAACGATTCCGCATTGAATGGGCTGTCCAACACGGCCTGATGGTCTTCGACCCACTTCTCGATCACGCCACACAGCAGGACAAAATCCTGCGGCACGTACATAGCCCACACAGAGCCGTAGAACTCCTCGTCGTGGAAAGCGTAGTCCTTGCCCTTTTGGTAAACACCATCGTTGAACGTCGAGCCGACGATGCGGTAAAACTGGCCGGTTTTGATAAAGGAAAGCGGCTGAATTTCGCCGTTTTCCACAACGTAATTGCCGTAATGAATGTCTGCAGAATTGCGGACAAAGTAGTTACGGCACTCCGCGCACATTTCAGCGATCATTCAGCCGCCCTCCGTTCAGTTTAGGAGGCAGTGATCGTGCCCTTGACAACGCCAGCCGCGTATTCCACGAGGAACTGAATGCCGTCGATCACGAGGGATTCGATCTGCGCTCTTTCCTCGTTCTGATAACCCGACTTGATGCCGATGTAGCCCAGCTCGTCAGCGGTCAGGTTGAACGCCTGCGCGATGTCGCCGTTCATGGTCAGGTAGTACATGATCAGGTTCTGCTTCGCGGTGGCAACGAACGTGCCAGCGGTGACGCGAGAGGACAGGATCACAGTACCGAGGCCGAGGAAGTTCTCAATGTAATTGAGGCCGAACGCGGTCTGCATGGTGATCTGTGCGCCGCCAAGGTAGGTGGCAAGGTCGGTCGGGTTGAGGAAGTACACAGCCTCAGCCGCATCGTCCTCGAACTTGACCTGCAACTGCGCCCACGCGTTCGCAAGAGCCGCCTGCAGGCCAACGCCAGTAGCGGTGGACGAGCCGGTGATCGTGCCGTTGAGGAACGAGAAGAAGCTCGTGCGGATCGAAGCCTGCACGTCCCGGAGCAGAGCCGCGTCAGTTTCGCGGACAGCCGCCTCATAGCCGCTCTTCTTGATCGCCTCAGCGGAAACGGCCTTGCGCCACTTGCCGAGGGTGATCTCGCCGACAGCGGTCTTCGTGGTCGCGTACTGGGACAGCGGGATGATCTCGCCCTCAGGAACTGCGCCCGACTGCAGAGTGCCGGTGGTCTGATAGACGTACAGGGTCGTGCCCTCCATCATCGGGATTTTGCGGGTTACGCCGAGAACATCCAAAAGCTTGGACAGGCTGGAATGGGTGAAAAGGTTGACAAAATCAATCTCACGAGCCTTCGCCATCTGCTGGGCTTTGATGAGGTTTGTTTCCGCCGCATTAGTTACATTAGTAGTAGCCATATTTTATCCTTTCTGTTCAGAAACCGAACAATTCGTGATTTTCCGCAATCGCCTTTTGACGCTCGCCCGCGTCCTTGATTGCGAAGATTTGGTCTTTGGTCAGCTTCGTGCCGCCGTTCGCCGGTGGCGTGACCGTCTGTGTGCCCTGCTGGGTCGTCGTTGAGCGCAAGCCCTTAAACGTCCCTTCGAGCAACGCATCAAGGGATTTCGTGTCCTTGATCTTGCCGTCTTCCAGCACCAACGCGCCGATTTCTTCCTTTGCGCCGCGCATGGCAATGTCAAGGTTTGCGCCTGTGATCCCTTTTTCCTCGAAATACGCTCTGCCAGCTTTTTCGTTCGCCGCAAGCGATTCCTTGGCGGTGATGTCCTTCTTGAACTTTTCAAAGTCCGCGTGCTCTTTTTCGTACTTGGCTTTGAAATCGTCCTTTTCGAGGGCATCGAGCTTCGACTGTGCCTCGTCGTACTTGTCAGCCCTGCCTTGCAGTTCCGCGATCTTGTTCTTTAGACCGTCGGTGACCTCGGTGTGCAAATCCATAACGGATTCGATCTGTTCGTCTGACAAGCCGATTGCTTTCAGACTTGCTCTTTTGAATGCCATTTATAATCGCTCCTTTTCTTCGTCGGCGTTTCTTTGCCGTTCGCAATTTCCCAAAAATAACAGGAGGCTATGGCGGCACAAAGTCGCCACAGCCTCGCTCGGCTCTTCCACCCGAACACTTACGGGTAGGTTGTTATACAGTTTCCCGCCGCACCCGCATAATGCGGATGCCGTCTTTTACCGGGATGATCTCAACGCGTTCCCCGCGTGAAATCACAGCTTCGATTTTCCGAATTTGTTCATCGTTCAGCTTCATGCTTTATTTTACAATACCGAAAAACCCTAACGCAATAAGGTCAAGCGTTTTTCATGTAGTTTTCGGCGATTTTTTTGTATTGATCGCCGTACTCCGTCGCCGCCGGCCTGAGGTACGGCCTCGGCGGCATCTTTGATGTGCCAGCCTCGACAAACAGCGCATACTCCACGTTCGTCCCGATGTACACGGACTTTTCCTCCGGGACAGGCTTGTTCGAGATGCTGTTCCGCAATCGGCCAGTCCGCTTGTAGTTCGGGCTCGGCGGTGTGTTGTACACCGCCTCCGTGATTTCCTGCTTCGCGTTCGTTTCCGCCGCCAGCCCGATAGCCGTCAGAGCCGCGTCCAGCGCACGATCCAGCCCCTGCCGCACCTCGGCAACGTGGGACGTTACGGTTACATCGATCATATCACACCTCCAGCTTGTAAATCAGCGTGCACCGGCAATTATAAACCTCTTCGGGTCTGCCGTTTGGATCGCCCGGATACAAAAGGCCGTTCGAGAACTTCTCGTCGATGTCGATAAATTTGCCCTCGGTGCTCAACTCCCTGTGGGAATCACGCG